TTGCGAGTGTTGTTTATGCTGTTAACATATTTATTCCATCTGCGAGTATCTTCACGAGCATAGTCAGATACCCTGCGACGATAGTACACAGGTATACCTGTTCTGTTAACATGAAGAATTAAGTCTGCGACATCTGTCATTTCCTCTTCATTCCATATGTATTCGTTACCATCTTCATCTTGCTCATACTGTGGATGTACATATCTAACTTGTATCGCATTGTCAGGTATATATTTTCCGATAATCATTTCAAGTAGATGATGATGAATATACCAATAATACTAAGAATAAGATAAAGAACTGCGTTGTCAATTTCCATTTCATCTGCCCTCCTTCACAAAGGTATAAGTTCCAAGTGCAATGCAGCCACACGCCACACCACAAATAAAAGTTAATAATGTAATTATAATCATAGCATACTCCTGTAATTTGTCAATAGAAAAAACACCGATAGAACACCGAAAGAACTCGATAGGTCAACATATCGAGGGTGTGGGGTATGTGTAATCCCTATTAACGATTTAAAATTTATTATTATTTTTATTATAATAATATACTGAACTGCCCCCTTGACAGTAAACATGATACCCTCGTGTCCTATCGGTGTCATGTCGGTGTTATACTACCATATGCATTGGTTTGTAATGAGAGGATTGATTCTCCTTAAACAAACAAGCAAAGTGGTCAAACATATTTCTCATGTCTTCGTTATGGTCATGTGCCACCACATGCATAGACATAGCCATAGCTTTTTGTGGTACATTCAATGATCTACCCCATTGTTTCAACTGTCTTAAGTTAGTGCATGGTTGTCCTGCATGGAAACTACCAATCCAATCCCATAGATGAAACTTTTTAATAGTTGTAGATGTTAATCGTCTAGTGCCAATGGAATTCCAATCGCCTATTCGTTTTAACCTAGCAACTGTGTTAGGTAAAGATACCTGTAGATTACTATCATGCTTTATGTTTACAATAGTTCTAGGATATTCTTTGGTATGTGGATCGTATAGCTTATCATATTCTGCTTTGCGTATGCGAACACCATTGAATGTAATATACTTTACTCTATCCAATGGTATTATACTATTATCATCAAGCCATCTAATTGAGGTAGAGGATTCGCCACTAGGCACATACCCATAGCTAATATTCTTTAGATGTATGTTGCTAGGCAATCCTGCTTTCACAGGATCTGCCCACACATATTCAAATTTGTTTTTGGTATTTACTCTTGAGCCTAGAACTTTAGTCTTGCCAAATTCTTTTGTGCGATTTGATAAAGAGATCGCAAAAGTGATTGGCTCATTCCACCAATATGCAACACTTGGTCTAAAATATTTATTGCTCATGCTCTGTTCCCTACAATTTCTTCACTAACAAGGCAACCCACACCAACGGGATTCTCCTCGCACAGTTCAATGATTTCTTCTTTATCCATTTGATAAAGGTCTTCCATGCGTAATGCTTTACCGTTCCACATGGTTTCATCTGCGTCTTGCTTTGGTAAAGGTAAGTCAAGTTGTTTGTCTTGAACTCCAACACCACTAGCCAAAGGTGTAGGCTTAACCTCTACACCATTACGACTGTAGTATCCATAATGATTGCGTGTTATATTGCCGTAGCTACTATAACCCCAATCATCATCTTCGTAACACCACTTGCTACTATCTGATACATCTTTGATCGTATCTGTTTTGTCATCATAATATTTGTCACGCTTACCATATGATGTTGGTTGTATGGAATATGTATTGGATAACCAACCCACATTGTCCATGTCAGTTCCTTGATCTTCATTGAAGATAACAAACTCTTTGGTCTTGCCGTCAAGAAATAATAACTTGTCTGTGCCAATTAGTTCTTCAATCATCTCTTGCCATTCTGCATTGTAAAGTAATTTAGGATTGGCAGATAGTTGAGGTCGTAGTATCCACTTAACAAACTGATGTGTGTCAGATTTGTTAGCGTCAAGCATAGGCGTTGGTAGTTGTGGTCCGTTGTGCATTACCCATAAATCTCTATCGTCACCTTTTGCTTTTGATAATACTTCAAAAGGGTGTGACATTGATTTGTTGGTATCGCCATTAGTTGCAAATCTAAAGTGAATACCCATAGGCACATCCATAGATTTGTATTTATCCCATAACCTTTCAATATCATTGAAAGTTTTTGGAACGATCTTCCGAGTATGAAGTTGTCCTTTGTGAACAAACATCAAACCAAAGCCATCGGAATTGTTTTCATAAGCTGTTTCCATTAAAGCTGATGAAAGTTGCTTTGGACTTTTAGTTGCTATTATTAAGCACATAATTACCCCACTTGGTTAGTAACTGTTTCGTCTTCCGTATCAACCACGATACGAGAGGGTTTAACATCTTTGACATAGCCTTTACGAATAAGCCAAGCCAAGAGGTTAGGATATTGTGATCGCTGTTGCTCTCTTGCAACATAGCGACAAAACGCTGTGTAATGTAAACTTGTAGTTGTGCAATTAGTTTGCTTGACAAAATTTACCATAGCGTCAGTAAATTCCAAGACACGATAGAAACCATGTCTTGTAATATTAGATCTGAATATACGAAGTTCAATAGTATTGTAATGATTTGTATTGACAGCTTCATACTTCTCCCCAGTAGGTCTTAATACATCAGATACTTTTTTGGGTGACTTCTTCGCCCATTGATCTGAAGATCGACCTGCAATATCATTAATAAAATGATAGTTGCTAGTGTCATTGATAAAGACAAGTATCTTACCAATATTCAAAGGTGTTAAAGATTTTCTACCAATATGTATATGCAATCCTGCTGTATCAGTATTCCAACCTTTAAGATTGTTTTGGCATAAATGAGAATTGAAAAATTCTTCCCACATTTTTTTATGATAACCAATACTACTCGGTCCAGTTACAATCTCAAAACCATTATCAAGTGAGCCATCAGATTTACAGATAGCAAAACCTTGATACATACGATTAATTGATTCGGCAATATCACTTGGACATTGAGATCGCCTTTCAACTTCTAACTCAATACCATAGTAATCAGTGGTATTTTCATTAGGTAATTTGTTGAAATTGCAATACTCCAATACATCAGTATCATAAGAATATGTGCCACTATAATCGTCATAGCCATCTTCTTCATATTCATCATAATCGTCATTGTGTCTATACGTATCTGAATGTTCAGAATAATAATAGTCACTTTCTACGCAACCATGACAGACATGATAATCGCCATGATTTACAGATGCACAATCTGTCATATCCATAATGTCACCACAATCGTGACAATAACTTATGTCGTGCCTTTCCCTAACATGATTAACAAAATTATCGTGTCTTCTAGTATTAGCATTGTCTAAATGACTAATTAAAGATTCAATATCATCTAAACCGAAATCACTAGGCAAGTCTTGATTGTCAATGAAGCTGTGTATTTCATTGTCACTTAATCCTAAAGAGGATCTAAAGTATTTTAATAAAGTCATGTTTACCTCACACAAATTTATAATCAAACATTAGCTTATCTAATATTTGAAAAAGCCAATCATAAATATATAATTAGCTTTGTCAAGTATTATTTTTCTTGTTCAGCTTTTTCAATCATAACATCATTATAATTATCATCAGATAATTTTTCTTGATGTTCTTCTTGGAAATCTAAAACCCAATCCGTAAAGGATTGAGCTTTATTATTTGATAACTTTTTAACTACGCTTTTAGTATCTATAACCATTGTTTTATACCTCTATCTATTTGTTTAAATTCAATTCCTAAATCTTTATTGATTTGATATTGCTCATCATGTGTTAAGTTATCCCAATCATTATCAATGGTTTCAGTTTCATCAATATTTAGTTTTTCTAAAACTTCTTGAGCATTGATACAAGGATTAAAAGCATTATATTTTCTAGCCATATTAATTATCTCCTATTTAAACATTTTCAACCAAGCTGGTTTTCTACCCTTTTTATTCTTGGCTTGTTCGATTATTTCATTGACCTTATATCTATGAAATCCGTCTATTCTTGATTCGCTACAATCAACTTTATGATTTGGATACCTAGTAACTAACTTATTAGGATCAGAGCAATCTTGCCACTCATTTTTTACACTGTTGTAAACTAAACTTTTACCAACAGGTAACATTTTTTGAGAATACACACTATTCCCATTTGAATAATTAGCCATAAAAAACCTCACATTTTTATTATGCTTACAGCATATCAGAATTAAAAACCAAGTCAAGAACTATTTTCAAAAGTTATCCACAACCTGTGGATAAGTTTCAAACAATGAGCCGTATTGCTCAAGGTTTAACTAGGTCTTTTGATCCTGTTATAAGCCCCATTCTACACTATATTGTGGCATTAATAAGGCAAGTATTATACTATGTTTGCATAACTGATATGCAAAAAACACATACGCAAACGCCTTGCTTGATACTCCGAACTGACAACTTGTCACATGTGACAGAATGTCGCACCCCATGTTGTCTGGGGGGTGGTCGATAGGTCGAGGTGGGGGGAGGAAAAACCCGTGCACGTGTATACATACATATGCACCTCAAAAAATTTTTTCAACTTTTGACGTTTTTTTTTAAAGTTGAGGAGAGGAGCGTTATTGTGTGAAGTGTGTGTGTGATATGTAACGCTGTTTTCCTCTCCTCTATACAGGAGACGTATGATCTTTCGACCATACAAGTATATTATATCTTACCTAGTCTTGAATTACAATACCATTTGAGTTATAATATTAAATATGGCTAAAGGCGATACACTAACTCCACAACAAGAGCAGTTCTGTCAAGAGTTTATTAAAGACTTGGCGGCTGTTCCTGCAGCAATCCGTGCTGGATACGGCGAACAACATGCAAAAAAGAATGCATGGACTATGATTCGCAATCCACTAGTGGCAAAAAGAATATCAGAACTTAAAGCCGACCAGACAAAGCGTACTAAAATTGAAGCGGATGATATATTGCGCCGCCTAGTACGTATCGCTGAAAAGACCGAGCAGGAGGGCGATTACAACGCGGCTATCCGCTCCCTTGAATTATTAGGTAAACATCAAGCTATGTGGACTGATAAGAATGTAACCGAGATGAATGTGCAAAACGCATTCTCTACTGGCAACTCCGAGGAAGATATCGAACGCGATGTTGAACGTCTGAAGAAAATTGCTGCACCAAAATTAAAAATCGTAGGAGGTAAATAATGGAAGTAACTGTAAACGCTGAAGAAGCCATGCTTGCTAGAGTAAGAAAAGCTTTATCTAATAAAGATAAATTAGTAGGTCAAAAAGGAACACAAGGTCGTAATAAGTATCAAATGGAAATACAAAAAATTAAAGACCAAGTGAAAGGTTTTAAAGGATTATCATTTAGAGATTTATTAAATAAAGTTAAAAAAGAAGAACGCGAAGGTAAGTTTGACAGAGGGGCAGAGGGCAAAGCTAAAACAGCTATGCGTAAAAAAATGCTTGACAAAAGAGACGGATCAAAACGTGGTGGAGTACATGCAGGAACTAGAGCAGACAAAGAAAATGAATTAGTTCAAAGAGTTATGGATGATCCTGAATATAAAGCTATGAAGAAAAAAAGTAAAACAAAAACAGGCCCAGGAGCTAGATAATGCCAGGTGAAAAGAAAGGCGGTTTACGCGCAGCTTTAGAAAGAATGGAAGCATCCGTACGAGATTTACCAATGCTTCCTACTAAATCAACTCTGTTGAGAAATGAAAACAAAAGATTAAAAAAATTATTTCCACAAGCAAATAGAAATAAAAAGAGGCCATAATGTCGAATACAACAACTAATAGTAAAATGACTAATCCAGTTGATGCGCTAAAGAAAATTGTCTTAAAGAGAGCTGACAAAACTGCATCTAAAATACCAGGTTATACTAAGATGAAAGGTGTAGCTAATAAAATAAAAGACGCAGGTTTTTCTGTGGATGTTGGTAAAGATAAAGTTGGTATAAAGTTTGAAAAAAAGTTTTAATGCAAGTAAAAGTAACAGGAGATACAAGCATGATTTTAAATCCAGATCTAGATATATACGATCCAAATAATCCTCCACAAGATGCTTTTACGCAACTTGTAATATGGGGTGATGAAGTATATGTCCTTAACAACAGAAGATAGAAACGCCGCTACGAGAGTAGCTGTACAACAAGCAAGAGAAGATCTCTTAGCTTTTGTAATGTTGATGAACCCATCCTTTAGTGTTGGGCCACATCACAGATTACTATGCGATCAACTAATGAGGATTGCAAGTGGGGAGTCAGACCGTTTGATGGTATTTGTTGCCCCCCGTTCAAGCAAATCATTAATAACATCTACATACTTTCCCGCATGGGCACTGGGTAAGAATCCGTATTGGCAAGAGATTGCTGTGTCACACAGTGATGATCTCGCAACAAGGTTCGGCCGCGCCATACGTGATATTGTAAATACGCCACAATACAAATCTATCTTTCCACAAATAAATATTCGTAAAGATAATCGTTCTGCAAACAGTTGGAGTCTTCAACATAAAGGTAAAGATGCAGGTTCATTCCTCGCAGCTGGTTCTGGTTCAGGTATTGCAGGTTTTGGTGCACACTTAGCTATCATAGATGATCCAATATCAGAGCAAGATGCCTTTTCAAAAGCCAGAAGAGAAGCTTTAAATGAATGGTACGCTTCTGGTTTACGTACAAGACTTATGCCAGGTGGTAAAATTGTAATAGTTATGACTAGATGGCATGAAAGAGACTTGGCTGGACACTTATTAGAGATGGAAGATAGCTCTCCTATGTCAGATACATGGGAAGTTGTCCGTATTCCTGCCCTAAATACTACAGATTCTTTAGAAAAACTAGAAGAAGCACGCAAAAAACTAGTAAAACAAGGCTATTTATCTAAAAATTACACAAATTTAAAGTTAGGTGAGTCATTTTGGCCAGAACCTGACGAGAAAAACGGATTTCATTGGTCAACTGAAGAAATAATTCGTACAAAAAACAACACACCGCCATTTAAGTTTGATGCATTGTATGGTCAGGCCCCATCTGCAGAAGAAGGTAACATAATAAAACTAGATTGGTGGCAGAACTGGGAAAATCCAGACCCACCAGAGTGTGAATACATAATACAATCTTGGGATACTGCATTTTCTACAAGAACAACAGCTGATTACTCTGCAATAACTACGTGGGGTGTTTTTACTAAAGGATTAGACATGCCTAACTTAATATTATTGGGGGCAGAAAAAGGAAGATGGGATTATCCGACACTTAGAGAGAAGGCAGTTAAGAAATATAACCAACACAATCCAGATTCTATACTGATAGAAAAAAAAGCTTCAGGTCAATCTTTAATACAAGACTTACGTTTAACAGGTTTGCCTATATTTGAGTTTCAACCAGACAGAGATAAAGTTGCCAGAGCATATTCTATAACATCTTTGTTTCATAACAGACGAATATTTGCCCCTTTTAAAAAAGATTGGGCTATGGAAGTTATAGATGAGACTAGAGCTTTTCCAGCGGGACTTCATGATGATTATATGGATACAGTTACACAAGCATTGATATGGATGAGAAATGGCGGATATGTTTCACATGGAGCTGATACTTGGCTTGACAAACGAGAGCAAGAGATTTATAATAGGGAGAGTAGAAAGTTCTACTAAAGGGGATACATGGCTATAGAAAAAAGAATAGAATTAGAAGAAGACGCATTACCTGAAGATATTGCAGCTGCCGAAGATATAACTCAAACACCAGACGGTGGAGCAGAAGTAACTTTAACAGATCAACAACAAATAAACGAAGCAGAAGCCATGGGTCTTATGGATGAAGAACCCATGATGATGGGTGACTTTGACGCTAACTTAGTAGAAACAATGTCTGAAGCAGACATTCAAGAAGTTTCAAAAAATTTACAAGAAGGCTATGATAGAGATAAATCATCAAGAGAAGAGTATGATGAAATAGCTGAAGAAGGTATAGAATTATTAGGTTTGAAATATGATGAAGGTGCTGGTGCATTTCCAGGAGCAAGTGGTGTTACACACCCAGTTCTTGCACAAGCAGTTGTAAAGTTTCAAGCTAAAGCATATAAAGAATTATTTCCAACTGAAGGCCCAGTTAGAACTAGAATTATGGGCACACAAACTCAACCTAAATTAGAACAAGCTAATCGTGTAAGACAATTTTTAAATTGGCAAACACAAATACAAATGCCAGAGTATGGCCCTGAGTTAGACAAGATGTTATTTCATGTAGCGCTATATGGAACAGCGTTTAAGAAAACTTCTTTTAATCCTGCATTACAAAGACCAGTTACAGAATTTATCAAAGCACAAGATTTTTTTGTAGATTATTTTGCGTCTGATTTAGAAAGTGCAGAAAGATATACTCATAAATATTTAATATCTAAAAACGAAATTAAAAAAATGCAAATAGCAGGAATGTTTGTAGATGTAGATATTGATGCAGATTACGGAGTAGAACAAAGTTCTGCTGATGAAACTTCCGATGAAATTGTAGGTGTTTCTAAACCAGGAGAAAATGATGATTATGTAGAAATATTAGAAATGCATACTAATTTAGATTTACCTGGTTATGAAGATCAAGATGGTATTAAATTACCATACATTGTTCACATGACTGGAGATGGAACAGTTTTAGCAATTAGAAGAAATTATGATCAAGAAGATCCAATGCGTAAAAAGAAAATGTATTTTACACATTACACAATGATTCCAGGTTTAGGTTTTTATGGTTATGGTTATATACACTTAATTGGTGGATTAACCAAAACAGCTACTTCCTCTATGCGTCAATTAATTGATGCTGGAACCTTTGCGAACTTGCCAGGTGGTTTCAAGGCTCACGGTTTACGTGTCCTTGCACCTGACGAGCCTATTGCTCCAGGTGAATTTAGAGAAGTAAATGCACCCGCTGGTGATTTAGGAAAGTCTTTACAAATACTTCCGTTTAAAGAACCATCATCAACTTTATTTAATTTAATGGATTATGCGTCTAAACTTGCATCCCAATTTGCAGACTCTACTGATAACGTAGTAGAAAATGCAACAAACTATGGGCCAGTTGGCACAACTATGGCCCTGCTTGAGCAGTCTTCAAAGCTGTTCAATGCTGTGCATAAACGATTACATGCCGCACAGACTAAAGATCTTCGTATTCTAACTAGATTAGATTCGGAGTTTCTTCCTGATTTGTATCCCTACGAAGTGGCAGGTGGAGCACAGCAGATATTTAGGAACGATTTCAATCTAAAAAGTATTGATGTAATTCCTGTATCAGATCCTAATATGCCGACTGAGGCACACAGGATCGCAAAAATAAACGCCATCATGTCCATCGCTCAACAAAACCCAGCTGCTTACAACATGGAGCAAATAGGTATGGAATTGTTTTCAGCGATGGGCGTGGACGAACCACAAAGATATTTAAAACAACAACAACAACCTTTCACTGCTGATCCTATTTCAGAGAACATGGCTTCATTAAAGGGGGCACCTTTAAGACCGAGACCAGATCAAAACCATGATGCACATATTGTTACACATGGTATGTTTTTACAAAACCCTGCATACAAAACTAATCCAGCTATGCAACAAGTATTAGTATCACATATTCAAGATCACCTTGCATTAAAGTATCAACAAGAAATGGCACAGATGATTCAAGATCCACAAGCGCAACAAATGATTATGGCTGGCCAACAACTGCCACCTGAAATGGAAAATCAAGTTGCTATAATGGCAGCACAAGCTGCAGATAAAGTAAATCAGTTTGATGAAGAGAAACAAAAAATTATGGCTGGTGAAAATAAAACTCCAGCAGAAGAACAATTAGATATTCAAAGAAAAGATTTAGCTTTACGAGCACAAAAACTAGCAAATGATATGAAAGTGCATGAAGATAAAATGGACTTACAAGAAAGCAAGTTAATGATTGATGATGAAAACAAAGATGAAGATCGTAAGTTAAAAGAAGCGCAGATGGCTATGGACTCTGCAGCTGATATGACTTCTAATATAGAAGGCATAATTAATACAAGTGTAAGGAGAGTATAATGAAACCGTCAGCTAAAAGTAAAATTAAAAAAGTTTCTAAAATGTTAAACAAAGCTTCTAGAGCACATGCTGGTCAATCTAAAGTATTAAAAGGATTATTGAAAAATGCCAAAGGCAAAAGCAAAAAGTAAATCAAAAGTTAACCAAGCTGGTAATTATACCAAGCCTGGATTAAGGAAGCGAATCTTTAATCGTATTAAAGCACAAGCTTCACATGGAACGGCTGCGGGACAATGGAGTGCGCGTAAGGCGCAAGCAATGGCCAAGGCCTATAAAAAAGCTGGA